AGCGCGTCGCGGAGCTCTTGCAGCTCTACTTCCTGGTCGAAGTCATCGAGCATGAGCCCGTCGCCATTGTGCGATCGGATACTCGGAAATGTCGTATCCCCACTTCTTCAGCACCGCTTTGATGGTCGGTGTGCTGTATCCGAGATCCATGAGAGCGGCGCGGAGCGCTTCTGATCGTTCGGTATCGAGCTCCTCAAGGATCTTCTCGATCTTCGGCGTTGGTGGCTTCGGGCGTGCGGCGTCAAAGTCGGACATGTCTGGCACAGTTGCCTCCTTGTGCTAGTTGAACAAAGCCTTCCAAGTGTTCGGGCCAACCAAACCATCTACGACGAGATGCTGATCGGATTGGAAGGTCTTCACGGCTCCCTCGGTCATGGGGCCGAAAATGCCATCGACAGGGCCGACTTTGTAGCCGAGCATCTTGAGCTCACGCTGAATCAGCTTTACGCGCGACTTGGCGGAGCTTCCGCGCTTCGTGACATGCCCTGGATAGCGAGGTCCATCGACGAAGGCCGGCTGAGTGGTCTGTGCGGGCAGGCCTTCGACGATGCGTTCTGAGATTGGTGAGGCGTAGCCCCAAGTGTCGGGGTTGACCTCGAGGTGGAGGTGGTCGTTGACGGCGCCTGGGGGACGGCCGATCCAGCCGCGGCCTACTTCCCAGTAACGCTTGGCCCAGTAGTCGTGAATGCGCTGGATGCCGAGCACTTCATGGTGCTCGATCAGCCACGGGATGACTTCGTTTTCAACGGTGTCGCGGGTCGGTGCGTTCGGATGGTTCCCGTCACGCCGGTAGCTGTAATCGTGAGCTGCGCCGAAAGCGTGCGACGACCAGGCGGTGCCGCCACGGATCGGACGCCGGCCATAACAACCCAAGTTCCACAAGCCCCAGCGTTCCTCGAGGTACTTGCGGATCTGAATCAGGTTCGGTGAGCAAGTGTCAAACGGGGCGCGTGGCGTGTCCCGTTGCCAACTGTGATATCTCAAGGCTTCTTTCCGATGATCGGGGTCACTTCGTCGCCGCGTCGAGCTGCGATGCCGTTTCCGACTGCGTATCCGGCGATCATGCCGATCAGGCCGGTGCCGGCTGACTGGTCGACGCTGTTCGTGGCGAGCAGGATCGTGACGCAGACGAGGGCGACCAGGGCGATCATTGCTTTTGACGGGTTGACGATGTTCATCGGTCGAATCCAATCCATAGACAGACAATCACGATGGCGCTGAGAACGACGGCGAGGCCGAGGGTCTTGGCGTCATCGCTGGTGACGATCACGGCTCCAGCTCCGGTTGCGGCGGGATGACGAACTCGTCTGTGTCGGGGTCGTAGATGTATCCGAGTCCTGCGTACCTGCCACGGAAGTTCCCGTGGTAAGAGGTTTGCAACCAAACGCCGGGCAACCCAAGAGTGTCGGCAATAAAGGCTTGGCCGAGCGGTTCGCTTTCGGGGTAGGGGTCGGGCGCGTCATCGTTTGAGATAACGATTACGTCCCGAACAATATTTTGGTCATCAAGTTTTGCGAAATGCGCCATGCCATAACCCTTACTGGAACCGAACATAAACAATGCCTGAACCGCCGTTGCCGCCGCCAGACCACACGCCAGCCGTGTTGCCGCCCCCTCCACCACCGGAACCGGTGTTGGTCGATCCTGCCCCGCCAGGTGTGCTGCTGTTGGTTGACCCGTTACCGCCGACACCTGAACCACCTGTGCCAGCGGTGCCACCGTTCGCTGTCGAACCGCCGCCGCCACCGGCGAGCCATGAGGTCGACCCGCCAATAAATGCAGAGACGTCGAAGCCGGTTCCACCGTCGCCCGCAACACCTGACACGCCGGCAACACCGGCCGAACCATGCCCGCCGCCACCACCACCAGGCAAGTTGGTAGAACCGTTTCCGGCACCACCCGCGTTACCTTGCGAACCGATTGCAGAACCTCCCGCACCGCTACTGGGAGCCGAACCGCCACCACCTGAACCACCGACGCCGCCGGCCTGACCATCATCATGGGCGCCATAGCCGCCCCCGACGCCAACAAGTGCCAACAGTGACGACGACAAACCTGGAAACGAAGTGTTATCGGACGGGTGCGCTAAGCCGCCCGCACCACCGGCACCGACGGTCACCGTATGGGTACCGGTTGCAATCGGAATCTGATATTGGGCAATACCGCCCGCGCCGCCACCACCACCATAAGTGCCAGAACCGCCGCCGCCACCACCGACAACCAAAACGTCAAAAACGCCCGCGGTCGAAACGGTAAGCGTGCCCGACGCGGTAAATGTCAAAAGCGTGTAGGACTCACCGCCAACGGTAATGCTCGAAGAGGTACCGCCGCTTGCGGAACCGTAAGTTGCACCACCGACACCAACCCATGCGGAGCCGTCGTACACCTCGACGGCGTTGGTGTCTTTGAGGTAGCTCATCATGCCCTCGACGAGGACGCCGGAGAGCGCGGTGGTGCGGGCCGAAGCGTCATCGAAGCGCATGACGGCCTGCCGCATTAGGTAATCGTCGACCTGAGCCGCGGTCAGTACCTGCCCAGGTGTGAAGTCGAGAAATCCTTCAGCCATTAGAGACCTACCCAGCTTGAGCCGTCATACACTTCGACGGCGTTGGTGTCTTTGAGATAACTGACCATGCCCTCGACGAGCACTCCTGAGAGCGCCGTCGTCCGAGCTGCGGAATCAGCGAAGCGCATAACCATCTGACGCATCAGATAGTCGTCGACCTGCGCGGCCGTGAGCACTTGGCCGGCGGTGAAGTCGTTGAAGCCTTCAGCCATAGACGTTTCTCATCCTAGAACATTGTCGGCATCGAGCACACCATAGACAGCGTCATCGAGGATGAGTTCGTAGATAATGGTGGTCGGGCTTGTGTAGAAACGGGCGATATGTCCGCCAGAAGTGTCGATGTAATGTTCGACGCCTTCGACCGCGAGTTCTTGGGCGAGTTGGGTAGTCGTGGCGCCGTTGATGAACTCTTTCTCAATGCTGATCGTGTCGCCGATGTCTATCGTTGCAACAACGTCACGTTGCGCGTCGGTGAGCTGGGCGAACGCGACCTCGATTGCGGTGAACGTCGGCTCCGGTTCGGGGTTGAGTAGGTAGTCGGCTAGGTCTTGGGCGGCGGCGGTGGTGTCAAGAATGGATCCGGTGACGGCGAGCGACTGGATGAAATATTCGGATTGGCTGTTGGCGTCGGACGCGGTGCCGGACTTGTTGTTCAGCGTGGACACATAGACCAGGTTGACGACTTTGTCGGCCCCGAACGAGATGTCGACGTTACGGTACGGGTAGTTGGTGCCGCAATCACAGAAACTGGCGACAGGTGCGGAGAGCGTTGCACCGATCCGGTTCTCGAATGTCAGCACGCCTTCACGGTCAATGAATAGCCGGCCGCGTTCGGCGTCGTTGACGAGCCGGAGATAGTCGAGGACGTTTTGTCCGAGCTCGAGGTTGTAGTCGCCGCCGCCGCCGATTTCGACGGTGCCGGTTGCAATCGACCTGGCGGATCCTGTCGGATAGTTGACCTCGGTTAGATCAAGAATCGCTTCGATTCGTTCACCGGACAGTTCTTTTGACAGCGAGGTGTCATCGGTGACGGTTTGTGCAAGAAGGTAAAAGTCGTCGGCGCATCGCACGCTGACGGTGTCGTCACCGTCGAGGCCGAAGCCGTAATCGAAGTCGGTGATACGGCCGACGAACAGCAGCTCGGATTCGCGGTACAGGCGCACTAGGCGCATCGGGGCGAGTCCTGGTTTGTCGTTGTCAGGGTCGTAGTATGGCGAGTCGCTGGCGAACGGGTTGAACACGCCGCCAGCGGCCGTGTCATCAAGGACGAACGTCATCGTGCCGGCGCCGAACTGGTCGGCGATGTCGCGTCGGCCGCGTCGGATCCGGATGCTTTTGGTGCCGTTGGTGACGTCGGCGAAGTCGGTGAGGCCGTCCAGAACGAACGTGGTGCCGTCTAGAACGCCGCGTACGGCGTCATCAAGCCGGAAGCCTCTGACGGGTGCGCCGGTGTCGATTTCGAGCGTGTAATCGCCGGACTGGACAACCGCGGTGCTCACAACCGGAGCACTCCGATGTTGGCTGATCCTGAAGCGCGGTTGTATTTACGGATGCTGTCAACGACGACTTTGCCGATTTCCTCGGTTGGTGTCGGCGTATTCACGTTTACGGTGACGTTCTGCACGGCGCCGGATGGTGCTCGAGTAATGCTGGCGACCGGCGTGATCGTTGTGGAGGCGACTGGCGGGGCCGATAGGAAGCCGAGTTCGTCGCGCGGCGGAATGTACGTTGAGGGCCGTTGGCCG